ACGGATTTCCTTTGACAGTTACAATTTCAACGCGGTCAGGGCATAGGGGATAGTACCCTGTGATCGTCTGGTAATCCGCGCTATATAGCGGAACAATAAATGCGTTATTTGTTGCCGCGTAAATCGTCGCCACACGATAAAGAAACTGTGACGTATTCATATACGGGTTTGGTCTGTGCGATAAAATACGCGCAAGTTTTTCATTGCGTGAACCGACGATTTCGGGCTTCAGCTTTGAAATGTGATTCGCAAAAGCATGAATCGCTGCGCGTGTCTGCATGACTTCGTAAACGCCGCCTTCAAATGTTGTAAAAACAGGCGTGTATGCAGTCAGCGTTTTGAAGTAGCCTTCGACCTTTTCAGCTTCTCCGTGACGCGGAAATATCTTTTCGAGCAGCCCCACGTTATCCCCCCCTCAATTCAGATTTACAAACTGGTCATATTTATCTTTTAGTACCTTATACCCATTTATCAGGGCAACAGTTCCGTCAATTCGCTTGCGTGGGTCAAGCCCCTTTATCGGCTGAATGTTGCCGTTAATGTCCGCTTTGATTTCCGTGTTCGCAAGGCACATTTTATCAATCGGATTCCCGCCGTAAATAACGCGCTTTGCCTGAAGGTCAGCCCGAAGCTGCTTCATTGGGTCTGATAGGGTATAAATGCCTTGACGCACGGGTATCATTGCGTTCGGGCCAAACTCTGACTTGAACGCGGCAAGTAGTGTGTCATCAATATGCCAAGGGTCGAAGCCGATAAACATTGTATACAGGTCTTCTTTCTCCCGAAGTTCCATGAACCATTGAAGAAAACAGGCTTTATCAACTTTATTTCCTTCCCAAACGCGCATCAGACCTTGCTTTACCCACAATTCATAGGGCATGTTATCACGTTCGCGCCTGCTTCCCGTTTTTGATACCTGTTCAAGTACCGTTTCAGGAATCCAATACATAGACTTGACATATATATTCGGGTCATCAGGACGCATCATCAAGGCTTTTGCCGCATTAAGGTCTGTTGTGTCTGCGGCGTCAAAACCGCCAACACAATAATCAAACTTCATGTCAAATGTCGCGTCATTGTTTAGTTCCTCCCAGCGCAGCCACGACGAAGCGCCTGTTTCTTTCAGGTTGAAATCTTTCGTCTTTACCGTAGGCATGAAGGAAGGGTCATCTTTCGCTTTCTGAACGCATCGCTTTAGAAAGTCGTATTTCTTTATCGTACCAAGTCCCGGATTTGCTTTTATCCAGCAAGATTCATCAAGCCATTCGTCAGGGTCGTCAAGCTCATAGATAAACGCGGCAAAGCGTTCGTCTTCAATCGTTCCGTCGAGAACGCCGCAGGCGTATTCGTATTGTGCATCAAAGATATTGTCTCTGACAAATCCGTTTGTCGTAATAGCAAAAAGCAGCGGTTGTGACCGCGCCGACATTGATTGTTTCATCAAGTCGTATAAGTCGCGGTTCTTAATCGCTGCCAATTCGTCTATGATTACGCCGTGGGCGTTTAGACCGTCAAGACCGTTGCTGTTTGCTGCAAGCGCTTTTATGAAGCCCAGATTGTACGGAAAGTATATATCGCTGACGCGCTTTCGCAGAATCCCTGATAAGTCGCCGCTACGTTTAATCATACTATGAACGGCATTAAAGCCTAACATTGCCTGATCGCGCTTTGTAGCCACGTTGTACACCTGCGGGGAACCTTCGCCGTCGTTTGCAAGCAAGTCAATTTCAACAGCCGCCATTTCCGTTGTTTTGCCATTCTTTCGGCCTTCGATTGTCAAGCATTCCTGATACTGACGAAGATTGCAATCATCGACAAAGCCGAAGATTGCTTCAAGTTTCGCACGTTGGAATAGCTCAAAGCGAAGCGGTTGACCGCTTTCAGGCTGTCGGCAAAAGCGTTCCATGAAAACAATATGCCTGTCTGCAATTTCCTGATCGAAGTGCCATTGACCGGGGTTATAATACCGATAAAGCAGTTTTTCATACATCTGCTTGATTCGGCGGCAGGCTTTGATTTTCCCGTCAAGAATGGCGACGGCATATTGTTCAAGCGCACTCACGGCCCAGCGCGGCGCGTAATATAATCAAGTGCCGCATTCTTGCTGTTGCTCCCGGAAGGCGATTCGGGAAGCATGTCAATAAGCTGTTTCATAGTTGCATTGAAGTTCTTGACCATCGTGTTATAAATATCGACTTCCGACGACTTTTTTGTACCGAACTGGTTTTCGCCGTTCTGGTATTCTTCAGTATATCCCTTTTCGTTGATAATCCGCTGAAGATCGGTCAGGGAAACTGCCATGAACGCGGCGTTTTCAATCAGTTTTTCGGCAACGGCTGACGCATCTTGCGTCAAATTCGCGAAGATTTTTTTAAGTCGCTTTATCTCCGCTTTAATGTAGTCGTCTTTCGTCATGCTGGCTTTGCTCTTGCTCATTCTACACCCCCCGCCCGCGCTGTCTGCGCTAAAATTTAGGTTCCACCCCCCGCGGTCTTCGTCCCCCTTCTTAACATTTTTTGATAGGGGGGATTAGTCCGCTTCATAATTTCGGAACCATTCCGTTATGATTCTGCGCTGCCGTTCTTTGTTTGTGCGCATATCGTCGGCTTCCATGTTCGCAACACATTTTTCAAACGTGCTTTCTGTGAAAACGAAGTCAGCATCAGGAAACGTCATAGACATTTGCTGACGGTCTGACTTCTTCGGCAGACCTGCAACAACCCACGCTGTGCGGACGCCCGGCAACCCGTCCTTGACTGCCTTGTATACCGCCGACCGTATCAGCAGCATCGCGGGCAGATAGTCTGAAATATCAGACTGATCGTCAGCCTTGTTCGTCAGCCCCGTGAAGCAATACATGATTGCATCCAGATCAACAACAATGTCCATGTGCTTCATGTGTTCATGCACATAGGTTGTCTTGCCTGATGCCGGACAGCCCCAAACGACGCGCACCTGACCGCGCGGTATCGGCTGACCGTCTGCATCAAACATAATGCGTAAGTCGGCTTCGCGCGCTGGTCGCCCGTGGTTCAGCGTCTTATGCTTGTCATGTTCTTCGATGTGACACGACCTGCACAGTAGTTCAAGGTTGTTCCATCCGAAAGCAATTTCAGGGTCGTTGACATTCGCAGGCGTAAGGTATGTTTTGTGATGCACTTCGTCGCCCGGCGCGCCGCAGCGTTCACAAATACCGTGACGATATGCTGCATACGCATCGCGGCATTGTTTCCACGCTTTCGACGCATACAGCTTTTTTGCAAAAGGTGCAGCCACGTTGCAGCACTCCTTCCGGCAATAGAAAAGGCGCAACCGTTTAAGCGGTGCGCCCTTCTACAAAATCACAGTCTAATACTAACACGCCTTAAAGCGTATGTCAAGTATCATACATGGAATCAATCTTCCTGAAAGTCTGTTTCGTTTCGTCAGACGCAATGCCGATATAAATCAGCGTCGTTTCTTCCTTCGCGTGATTGAACAGCTTCATCAGCCCGGCTATGTCGTGCGTTCCCCGATAGTAGTGATAGCCGAAAGTCTTGCGCAGGGTGTGCGTCCCAAGATTATAGTCAGCAGGGAAATTGCCGATTTTCTTGATTTCCTGAATATCGCGGTATGCCGTGCGTCTGTCAATGGGCTTTTGCTGCTTTGTGATTCTATCAGGTCTATCAGACGCGAACACATATTCATCGGGCGCGCGCCCGGCAAGGCGTTCTTTGTATGCGCGCTTTAAGTTCTTCGTGATGAACAGTTCTATTTGCTTTCCCGTCTTTTTTTCTCTGATAACAAATTTGTCCTTGCCGTATACGTCGCCGACTTTCAGCAACAGCAAATCTGAAATTCTGCGCCCAAGATACAGCCCTGACAGATACAGCAGGTATCGGCGCTTTCCCGCTTCCGTCTGGTCATTCTTCAAGGCTTCCGCAATCCTGTTGATTACTGCCTTGTCGCGTATTGGCTCAACCCGCACCGCGAAGCCCCCTTTTTGCGTTGATTTTGTCCCGTATTGCAAATATTGTGACGTTTTCCTTGATAACGCACTTTTCGCTGTCTATATAATGAAGAAACAGCTTTGCAATCACAGTGCTTTTTCTGCTTGTCCCATCATGCAAAATAACGTGACAATGCGCCTAAAATGAAAATCGTACCTGATACGAATTTCGTCTGTTGGTCATCGTTTCCTGAAAGCTCCTGCCATTGGACAAGTTGCGAAATGGCTGACATATCCGCGCATCAAATCGGCATTTGTGCTTTTCACATTTTCCCGGCGTCCGTTTGAAACGCGCCCGTCAACGGTTATGATTATATCCTTCGCTGTCTTATCTTCGATGTATACAGGCCAAGGATTCACAGGAATAACCTTCCCGGCTTTCAGCTTGATAAAGCCGATTTCAGCGCCGCAGCCTTTGCACTTCGTCACGGTTAAACATCCCCTTCAGCACGGTTGTTGCTGCATTCAGCGTCAAATCCTTTCGGATAGCGGTTCTTCAGCTTCGAGATATTCCGCTGCGCGATTTCCGCAAGTGAAATGCCTGATGCTTCTGCAAACTCCGCAATATACCATAGACAATCACCGACTTCACCTGCAAGGCGGTCAATGTCCAGCGGCGCGCCTTGCGCCCGGTGCTTCTTCAGCAGGTCAATCGCTTCACCCGCTTCACCACACATGCCCATGACAGCGTTCAGCAGCATTTCGTCAGCGGGCAATTCTTTGTTTGCTGTCCGCATTGCTTTTCTCTGATATTCGTCGAACATGAAGAAATTATCAATCGTCTTAACCGTCTTCGATGTGTGAAGCATCGTCTTCGTCCTCCTGAACTTTGATTAAATTCTTTTCTGCTGCCAACAATGCACAGTAGCAAACATAATTGTCGCGGTATCTGCGCACAGACTGGCGGTCATAGTGCATTACTTCGGCAACGTCTTTTTGCTTGACGTGCCGCACATAGATTGCATTGGCAATTTGCGCTTCTGGCTTTCCTGCAAAAATGTCGTCAAGGTGTGAAAAAACTTCTGCCCATTTCAGTGCGGCACACAGATCGGCTTCAGCCTGAAGAATTGCGAATACAGCACGTTCGACCGGGCCTGATTTGTCGCCCGAAGATGCAACGCAGCTTGTGTCGAGGTTTTGACCGTGCGCGGCATACGCACGTTCACGGGCAGACATAAGGCGTTCTGATGCCGCTTTGACCAAACTTTCACGCTGATACAGCATATCTTCGCATGTGTCATAAATCCTGCGCGGTATCGTCGCCATTGCTGCCGCCCCTTTCCGCTTCGTGCTTTTTGCGCCGTTCTTCGCGCATCTGTTGCGCACGCTCGTATTCATCCCCATATCTGCGAAAACCGATGCGACCATTGATGCAGTCGTCAATATACGCATATTCGGCATATTCTTCAGGGTTTGTTACGCACTCATATTCCCATGTGCTGAAAATGCGCGAACAGTATGCAAACGGATTTTTAGCAGCGGCAAGTGCTGCGTTGTTCAATGCAAGTTTAACCATTTCGGGTGAGAACCCCTTCGCAGCCGCAAGCAGGCCGAATCTTCGTGCTTCAACAGGCGTTGCTTCACGTCCAAAGGATGCCTGAATTCCTTCTTCTGCTGCTTTTGTGTTTACATCAACGAGGTCGAAGTATTTGTTGCTCTTGCCGTCAAGTTCTCGATCTTCTTGCACCATACGCGCACGCACGCACGCTATTTCCGCCTCCGCATCATCATCGTCATCAATAAACACGTTTGGGTTACGTTCAGTTCTGTCAGGTTTATGTTTATTATAAATGTCCGTGGCTTTACCCTTGACGTTACCCTGTGTTTTACCCACGGTTTTACACTGCATGTTACCCGCTACTTTATCCGTTTTTGTCGGATAAGATGCAGTGTAACAAGGTTTTGAACATGTTTCGCCGGGGTTATCCACAGATTCATCAGAAACTTGTGGATTATCTGCGACGGTCAAGTAGTGCATCTGATACATAGGCAGTTCAGCATTTTTGCGCCCATGCTGGAAGGAAAGAAGCCCGCGCTGCGCAAGAGAATTGCGCGCCTTTGCCATCGCATCAAAGCCGATAGGCAGAAGGGAAAGAAGCCGTTTATTGGCAATGCGGATATAGCCATCAGGCCAATTCGTGCCTATGGCGCGCCGATTCATTTCGTGAATCAAGGCGTACCATAAAAGCCGCTCATTGCTGGAAAGCCCATTATCTGACGCATACTCAATAAACGTGATATGCTCCTTGACGTAATTAACGCACGGCATTACAATTCCCACTCCTTATATTCCAGCAGCACCCGCAGCGGCATTTCGCCGCGCATGTGCCTTTGTATAATCTCGACCGTCGCGCTGTCCCTCTGCGCTCTGGCTTGCTTCAGCGCGGCGTTCTGAGCAGCGTTCAAGCTGTCTGCATAGCTGCTGAATTGGTTGATTTGCGGCGGCGTAGCGCGTCCGTATGCCTTCATACGGCATATTACGCCCTCACCGACAGGCGCGTTGTCCTTCGGCACGTCAGGCCATATTATGGCGTGTTGAATGGGATATCGAAGGATAAAGCGTATCTTGACAATAGGGTTCGTTTCTTTGTCCCTGAAGCAATGGTCAACTTTCACAAGATCGGCAATGTAGCGGTCTTGAAGATCATCGTCGCCAACTATCAGGGTCGTCATTTCAGCCGTCGCGCGCATGAAGCATGTTCGCACCGTCCTTTCTTGTGCCTTTTCCGGGGTTGTGGTGGGCGGGCGATGCGTCGAGCGTCGTTCTTCGGGGTGGCACAGTCCGAAGAAATGGTCAGCCATCCCGCCCATAAAAAGCGCGGATTACCCGCCGCGCCGGGCACGCACCTTGCGCACAGTTTGAAATGAACTCCAGCCATCAATGAAGGTTCCAGCAAGCGCGAAATATGCAGCAGGCAGGTCGTGAATGTCGTCGATTGCGTATTGCGCTTTCAGATCGCGCCATATTGCCCGCCTGAACGCTTCTCCGTCTTCGGCGTATGAAAACCCGTGTTTCTCGCAAAGCACCGCAGAACGCGCCTGAACGCGCTTCTGAAGGGCTTTCGCCTGCTTGCTGTTGATTGTGACGCGCTGTTCGGTCAACCTTTCAAGTTTCTTCATGCGCTGATCGAGCGCGGTAACGACCGCGCCCATTTGCTGAATGAAAAGCCCCATTTGCCGAAGATTATCTGCTTGGAGCTGCGTTAGTTGTTGAAGCGGCGCAATCTCGTTATTCGGCGTCTGCGTCAAGGATAATCACCCCTTCCGCTGGAATCGGCGCTTTTGCCGCGTCGATTGCCGAAAGAACCCGTTCAGCCCAACATTTGACGCCGTTTGTCATAAGGCGATAGCTGCGCAGCGCGTCTTCGTTAATCGCCCTAAAATCCATGAACGGAACGGCCCATACCTTTCCGCTGAACTCGTTGCAGACCGTGACGAAATCAAAGACGTTCAATCCGTCCCCGGCTTCTTCATCCTGATCGGCGGCGTCAAGCTGCTGAATCTGCGCCCGTTGCGCATCAGCAACCGCAGCAGCAGCCCGTTTTTCAGCTTCAGCAGCAGCTTCTTCAGCTTCTTCGCAGCGTTGGCGCAAGGAATCGAGGTCGCGTTGCATTTGTTCATAACCAGCGGGCGCAACCACCTTTTCGACGATTTCCGTTTCTTGCGGCTTGTTCTGCTCCCGGTCAAGTTGCGCTTCGAGGTACTCCATTTTTTCCTGCGCCTTGTCAAGCTGTTCTTTGTAAGCATCGCGCCCGCGTTCCGCAACGGACAGGACAGTTTGCGCTTGCGAAAGCGCTTCTTCTGCTTTCTTGCGTTTTTCCGCTTCCTGCTTTGTCGCGGCAATAAGCCGTTTGATTTCAGCCGCCGATTTATCTTCAATGTCGTTGTCCTGCATGAATTGTTCGCGTTCGTCTTCCGGCAGGGCAATCAAGGCGATTGCTGCCGAGTAGGGCAGAGCGGCAAGCTGATCGTTGCCCGGCACTTCTGCTGCATAGCGCATATAGTTTTCAGCGCTGGAAACAGAAATGTTCAGCCCTTGAAGATAGGGCAACCATTCGCCGTGGTTCAGCATTTGCTTCACTTCGGCAAGATCGCGCCCAATGGCGACGATTGACGCTTTCGCGTTCCGATAGTTCACCCGAATGTCAGCCGTGATTTCATCCACGCTGCGCCCGGATAGCGCGACGTTTTGCGCGCTGGTCATGATTTCATTTTGCATTTGTGCCACCTCATGCAATTACATTGTTTTAATCAAGTTGATAACAACCTGAATGAAGTACAGCAAGCCGCCAATACTGGCGCACCCGCCGAAAATCATAATCAGACAGCCAAACGCCGCCGTTCCGTCTGATTTGCTTTTTTCGTGTTCAGTCTTTCCCTTGTTCGGGTTTGAAGTGTTCGGCTTCAAAGGCGGTTCATATTCCAGCTTCGGCAATTTTCAGACCTCCGTGACATAGTCGATGTAGTTTTCAAGCTGCCCTGCATCCGCTTCGCTCAAATCGTGCAGGTCATAGAAGTCAAGAAATTCGCGCGTACTCGCTGATACGCAACACAGGCGTGAAAAGCGGAAAGCAAGTTCAAGAGGAATCTTCTTATAGCGCTTGCCGACTTTGTAGGCAATCTGATAGCAACCGTGTTTGCAGCCGAAGTCAATCAGCGGGCGCAGCAGCGCACCATAATCAGCATGATCGGGAAACACGCAGTAGCCGCGATAACGAATCTTTCCGTTTTTACCCAAAAGCCGGAAGGTGTGACGCCGTCCGCGAACTGCGCCGAAGTTTTTGCTTGTCGCGCAGCCGTAAACCATCCATGCGCCGCGCGTATAGCCGCGCACATTGCACCATTTGTCATGGTCAAGCACAAGAACATACATAAAAACGCCGCCTTTCTTGAAGGTATCAGCGCCCTGTGGCGGGCGCTGATTGAAGGATTATCCGATTACACAAGCCGCCGCCGCGCCGATACCATTGTCGGCGACATTGTTGCCCCGCGCGCCCGTAGTGTCCACGATACGCGCACTGTACGCGTAGCCGGGGTTCGGCGAACGCAACCACCAGTGACGGGGACTGCCTGTCGCGTCCTGCTTTTTTCTGCTTTTGTCATCCGTGAAGAACGAATATGCTGCGCCTTCAAAGCGCACATATTCACCAGCAGGGAAGCCGACTTCCGTACAGGACAGCAGGAACAGCTTGTCAGCCGTTGTTTCAGGCTTACTGCCTTCCGAATCGACCGTGTACGTTGTCTTCTCAACTTCCAGCATTGCCGCGCGGTCTGCTTCGGAAAAGCCGTTCAGAATATCCGTGTTCAACACGCTGCGGATTGTCGAAGAAGGATAATGCGCGTGTCCATACGGGAAGCCTTCGCTTTCCTTGTCATAGACGAACCTGCCGTCAATGACATCGTGCATCAGCAAGGTTAGCGTCGGCACGTCTTCGCCGCTGGCGGGCATGTCGGCATTGATGCCGATAATATCCCAAACGACCGCGCCGAAAAGCTCATGCTGATTTACGACCTGATCGCCGATGTGAAACAGGTCAACCATGCCTGCGGCAAGCATCCGCTTCACGTCCGCGAAGGACATTTTGAAAACGCTGTGCTGCGCGGTCTTTTCCTCTGCGTCGATGCTTTCAGCATCATCAGCAAGTTCTTCGAGTTCATCCCGAATGTCGTTGATTCGTTCCAACAGTTCCTCTCTTGTCATAGGAAAACCACCTTTCAAAAGTATTTGAAATAGCGCAGAGGCGCGGAATTGAACCGCGCTGCCCACATCCGAACGAACGGGAAAGGGCGTCACCAGTCCCCGCAGAAGCCCGGCATGAAGCCGGGGTAAGCGGTCAGCCTGTCGCCAAGCCGCCGCCTTTGACGTACTGCGCAAACTTCTGTGCGAAGATGCCCGCAACATCGGTCAGGGTTTGTTCTTCGGCGGCGCTGAACGGCTTGTCTTTCGGTTCGTCTGGCGCAGCTTCGACGATGATATAGAGCGGTTGCGCAGGCAGGAAAGAGCCGTCAGGCGCGCGCAGCGCCGTCTGCCCGATTTGCACAAGCCGTTCGTTTGGCTTTAGTTTTCTTGCCATAATGTGCCGCCTTTCCGTGCTTACGCGCTTTTCTTATCCAGCGTAGACGCAAGGGCGATGCCCTGCGCGAATCCACAAAGCAACGCCTGTTCGGTCGTCGTCAAGCTGGCAATAATCGCTGCCAACTTGTCGGCTTCGGGCTTGACCTGCTGAATCTCTTGCTTGCTCATTGCGTTACCTTCTTTCTTTTAATCCGTTGCAATAATAGTATAATACAATGGATTTATATTGTCAAGGGTTTTGTTTCGAAAAATATTGCATTGTATTAGATTCTGTGCTATACTAAGGGTGAAAGGGGTGGTATGCACGAAAGAACGTCTAAAGGCATTGCGTAGTGCGCTGAATTTAAGTCAGCAAGAGTTCAGTGAAAGAATCAATGTTGCGCAATCCACTTATGCACATTTCGAAACCGGACGACGCGAACTGCGTGACATTCACATTTCGCAGATATGTCAGGCTTTCAACGTGTCGGAACACTGGCTGCGAACAGGCGAAGGAAACATGTTTGAAGAATCCTCCGATTCGCTGATTTCGCAGCTATGCGAAAAGTACAAGCTCGACGATATGGCGCGCGTCCTGCTGGAAACCTTCATTTCAATGCCGCAAGATGAACGCGACGTTGTTATGAACTTCGCGCGGCGTGTAGCTGAAGCAACGAACCGCAACGCAGCGGAACAGGAAAACGAAGCGCTGCGCAACAACCCGGTATTCTCCGAACCAGTGGCGGAAACGGGCGATAACACAGAAGCCCGTGCGTAATGCACGGGCTTCTGCTGTCAGCGTCAGGCGTTCTTGCCTTGTTGGTCGTTGTCAGGGGTCAGGGGTCGTTCGGGAATGATTTTCACGACGCCTTCTTTCTTGCAGGAACGGTTCATGTAAATGATTCCCGGTCGGTCGATGAAAACAAATGCTTCAACGTCAGGTCGTTCGGGTACTTCTACATAGACTTTCTTCCGCATGGACGACACCCTTTCTTGTCG